GTAAGTGCTGGGGGTGCCAAACAGACTCCACACGGTATGGTCGCCTTTAGGCGGGGCGCAAGATCCGTTGGTGAGGTTAAAGTCGGCAACGCTTTCGCCTTTGATCACTGGGCAAACCGCGTGACCTTCCTCAAAAGTTTTGCTGCCTACGACCATCGTCTTGCCCGTCGGTTCAGTGGCGCTTGATGCGCACAAAGCATACTCGCCGTGGCAGATGGCAAGGTTTGGATCTGCATGGACAGCCATGCTGAACAGGGTAACAAACACAGCGATTATTCTTTTCATGGTCGTGTCCTAGTTGATTAAAGTTTACCGTTTGCCTTCAGCGTCTTTGGTCTTTTCCCATGTTCTCATGGTGCCTAACCCGAGCATGCCGATTAACACTTGCATCGTCAGCGTGGTGTCGATTACAGGAAATGGGCCAGCGTAGTGGAAACCTACTTGTGCTATGAATCGGGCAAGCGGCTCAATCAAAACTGCATAGGCAAGACCAGCACCGCAGATCCAGCCGATCCAAGGTCGCCAACCGGCCACAAACCAGTTCGTGCTTTTGGCTTCCTCTTGATTAACGGCCATCTGTCCGGTCAGCAAGGTTATATTGCCTTGGAACTCTTCGGATCGGGCCTGAATCGCCAACTTGGCGGCTAAATCTTTATCAGCAACAAATTTGTTGATGAACGTATCAAGCAAGCCAATTCCAGCAGTAATAGGATCCATCGCCATTAGGCTCTCCCGATAATCCAAGTGACTTTTTCGCCCTTGGCAATCGTCTCGGAGACTAACTGCTCTAAAGCAGGTAAGTCGCCCTGATAGAGGACACAGCCTTCGGTATGTTCTGTTCTCGTACCTTTATGCACGCGAATTCCGGTGAATAAACAGCCCGACAAGTCGCAGCTCCGGTCTTTTTCGTTGGAGTAGAGCAACAACATTTCCCGCCCAAACCGGGTAGACATCGTGACTGCTACTTTGTACTCGCCTTCCGGGATGCAGGTCTCTTTGGAAATCTTGATGCCGGCAGGGCGGCCAATGTCTTCGAGCGTAACGCCCAAAACTTCATCACCAATTTGTATTACGCCAATGGTTTTGTCAGTCTGATATGTACGGCGATGTTCGATGATCATGCTGCCGCCTTATTTTGAATTATCATCGTGGCTGAGTTTTACCCCAGCAAGCAGCCCGATAAAGCCGCCAACGATAGTCTGAAATGCAGGACTGATGAGCTTAAATATCTCGCCGTTGTCTATTTCTTGAAACCACAAGCCGGTCACGAGCGCGACGACCATCAACAGCACCGATATGCATAGCGTGGCAGACACCATCAGCGTTACGGCAAACGTCAGCTTTCCCTTGACTTCACTCGGTGTAGCCATGTTTATGCCTTGTCTACCTTGGTTTGCAGCAGATCAAAAATCTTGTCCAGCTTGCGATTCATGTCCTTAATATCGTCCCGGTAATCATCCTTTGTGACGTAGGTTATTGGCATGTTCCTAACGTCCCCATCAAGGCGGTCAATAGCAGTGTAAATGCGGTTCAGCGTCCATCCGCCAAAAAATGCTGCAACTGCGACTGCGATATTGAATAGCACTTGGTAGTCCATGTCTTACTTCCTTACTGCGGGTTAATGGTCGCCGTTGATGTTTCTCGATCTAGCGTGAGTTGTCCATAACAGGTTACATTCCAGTCTTGCCCATCCTGTTCGCTCGCAGAGGGTACTTCGAGTCGGAAGTGTTTCACAAGGTATTCCTTCTCACTTTTGTCCCCCTCAAACACCCGCCAGACGTGGTCCATTGTGCCCCGTCCCGGCTGCCCCCTATTTTTGTTGAACCTGATCGAGTACTTCAAATCACTTCAGCCGCTGGAGCTGCACATGTATGAGGCGGGTTATATCGCACGCTCAAATTAAAATGCACGAACTTAATCGGCTTTTCGGAACCATGTCGCCCAAACGAGTGAGGCAGCCAAGCATTACTGATAATCAACATCCCCGGTTCTGGTGCAAAATTGATCGTGTTACTTGCCGGTGTCGCGTTACTCATGTCAGTTTCGGGCAGGTTGATCTGCACCTTGCCGCCTCGTGGATCATGGAACATGGCGCGGGAACAATTCTCCGGTGTCTCCAAAAAGTAAAAACCTACTAGCTGTGTCCCGGCACCATGTACGTGCTGCTCCATCAACGAGTGCTTGTAGTGCTCCTGCGTCCAAGCCGCGTCAACAACGACATCAAAGACATTCATATCGTAACCTTGACCCTGCAGGATGTTCCAACCGTTTTGCCAAAGGTACGTGACAAAGTCAACTAGACGAGGATCACCCGCGTAGTCATCCGTGTTGTGCATCGGAAATAACTCATGCACGTCGTGCGTTATCCTTTTCAAGGCTTCTTCGGAAACCTCACTTACTACGTCAAGGAACTCTGGTTTTTTGCTTACATATATTGGTGACGGAAAGTAATAAAAGGCTTCAAACTCGGGCTTAGTTTCGGGTTGCTCTATTATCATAGCGTTTCATAACCCCAAGAGTTCAACACCGCTTCATGAGGCTTAAATAGCTCAGTAAACTTACCCACCGCACCGGGAATTGTGCGCAGTAGTGCTACACGCTCCGCATTATTGTTATTTAGCCCCTGCACCACCTTTTGCTTAACAAGACATTCGCCTTTAAAGGTAAGGTCAGACAGTTCAGGCATCCAATCTTTAAGTGCTTGAGTGTGTTTGTCTTCGTTGGTGACAAAGTCTTCAAAGGTCATTGTGTACGCTTTGTCACCGAGAAACGCCTGATTCTCCTTCTGTATAACATAGGTGTTAACCATGTGGTCAACTATTTCTTGCGCGCTGTTACTAGGGTTAATCCGGCGCTTTAAGTACATCTCAATGGTTGACTGCACCCACGCATACGGCTCACGTACCATGATGATCCAGTTCGCATCGAAGTACGGCTGCATCATTTGTATACGGTAGGTATCGTTGGGGGTCTTTTGTAGCCGGACGGGAGCGGTAGAGTTATTTTGCTCCCAGTTGGTATCGAGAAAAGTTTTAATACCCCCCCAGTCGTAATTTGTCGGGTCTTGGATTATTGGTATATGTGCACCGGGGGCTATACGTATCCCAGCAATACCCTTGTCTCCGTACAGTGTCCTAGCTTTAGTTGCCGCGTTCCCTTCAATTATTCCAACTTCATCTGTGGAATTTGCCTTTCTTATTTCATCGGTTAGCGGCGTTACATTGGCGCACTTAGCAATATAATTGTGCAGGGCAGTGCTGCCGGAATAGGGCGGAACAGCTAAAAATAAGTAGCTCATAACGCAAAACTCACTGCTGAAAGCCGTAGTTCGGGCGGTGTAATATCTTTCCAGCCCAGTGTTTCCTCGTCCCACGCCCACCATTTCTCTATGTCTGGTATTGGTGTAGGGGGCACCCAAGCACAAATAAGTTCGTCGAACGACCAAGACGGATAGGGCTGCAGTGCCCGGTAAGCATTTATTTTTTCAATACGTTCTTCTTCAGACATATCCCGGACAAACCACTGGTCTTTAAACCCCTCGCCCTCGGGCAAATAAATAACTTCAGCGACTTGGTACACCCCCACTGGCATAACCGTGCGTGAGGGGCGGTCAACGCGAGTAAATGGTTTCCAGTTATCAGGTATACCCCCAAACGCCCCATACAGATGATCCACCAACGCGGGGTGGTTAACGGGTTGCCCGTCTTGCACTTGTATATAGAGAGTCATTATGGGTAGCTCACACAGGTTGTTGGGAATGTACGTGTAGCGCCGGGCCAGACCATACGGACTGCACCCGGTGCGGGAGTACCGGCGGTGTTGCTGGTGGTTCCCCTGCCACCTGCGCCCCCCCCATAGCTGCCCCCGTTACCCCCATAGTACCTAAGATTAAACGTTGTAGTGCTCCCGGTGTGGCAGGACGCAGAAGAGCAGGAAGTCCCACCTTGCCCGCATGAACCACCACCCCCCGGGGTAGCCCCATAAGCCCCAGCGCCAGCGCCATTTGACCCTTGCCCCAACAGAGCCACCCCACCAGCACCAACACCCACAGTTTGAGTGCCTCCACCTCCGCCCCCACCGCCAGCCCCCGCAGAACCCGCAGAAGCCGGGGCCACAGCGCCATTACCCCCATTCCCCGAATACCCACCTGCCCCGCCGGGGCTACAAGTAGTGCCAGTACCCCCATTACCCCCGCCGTCACCCGTATGGGTACCACCTGTGCTGCCCGTTCCACCCCCACCCTTCACAACCGCCGTGCTGACAAAATATGAACAGCGGCTAGTGGTGCACCCTGCTCTAACGGTATAGCTACTCCCAGCAGTTACGGAATAATTATTTTTGTACCCCAACCCCCCACCGCCACCCCCGTTAGTGGTACACCCGGCGGAACCCACAGCCACGACAGAAACGCTCACAACACAGGAGGGCGCTATCCACGAGGAAAGCCCAAAGGTGCGCTGTGTAAAACTTCCGGGGGGTCGAGTAGTGGTAGCACTGTCCCAAGAATAGGCGTACGAAGGGACAGCGTTAGCGGATGCAGGTACAACAGTGCTTTGGGTGTCATAGCCAACCGCCATGAACTTACCGGCGGAGCTAACAGCGACCGACCGCATAACGGCGGATCGTGAGTTAGTGCCGTTCATTAGGACTGGAGTAGTCCACGTAGTGCCGTCTGTTGAGGATGCGGATACGGCAAAACTAGGTGAGCCAGCCCCAACGGCTACAAATTTACCAGCGGAGTTAACAGCTACCGAGGACATACTGGCAGCCGTAGTAGAGCCGTTCATCGTAGCTGGGGTAGTCCACGTAGTACCATCGGTGGAGTAGGCGGCAACAGGATAGCCAGAACTGTTCCGACCTACCGCTACAAATTTACCGGCGGAGTTAACAGCTACCGAGAACATATAGGCAACCGTAGTAGAGCCATTCATCGTAGCGGGGGTAGTCCACGTAGTGCCATCAGTTGAATAGGCGGCAACGGGGTAGCCAGAATTGTTATACCCCACGGCTACAAACTTACCAGCGGAGTTAACAGCTACCGAGTACATTTGGGCAGCCGTAGTAGAGCCGTTCATCGTAGCTGGGGTAGTCCACGTAGTACCATCGGTGGAGTAGGCGGCAACGGGGTAGACAGAACTGTTAAGCCCCACTGCTACAAATTTACCAGCGGAGTTAACAGCTACCGAGTACATTTGGGCCTCAAGACTAACGCCGTTCATCAACGCGGGGGTAGTCCACGTAGTGCCATCAGTCGAATAGGCGGCTACGGGGTAGAAGGAGCCGTTATACCCCACGGCTACAAATTTACCAGCGGAGTTAACTGCTACTGACCACATACGGGCAAGAACACTAGAGCCATTCATTGTAGCCGGAGTAGTCCACGTAGTACCATCGGTGGAGTAGGCGGCAACGGGGTAGGCAGAATTGGTATACCCCACGGCTACAAACTTACCGGCAGAGTTAACCGCAACCCCTAACATAACGCCCGTAGCCGTAGAATTGTTCATCACAGCAACAGGATAAAAGTCAGTAAACCCCGCGACTGCAACAGCAGTGTCACCAGCCTGAAAAAAGTTCTTCGACGCAAACATTAGTATGTATACCCTTGAGCAGCAGAGCCGTACCAGTTAGTGCCATCGGCAACGAAAGTCAAAATGTCCATCTTACCCACAGTAGCCGTAATCGTTGGCGCACCCGCAGTGCCCCACTTAACCGAGGTGAACGTCGCAGTAGTTGCCGTGCCGGACGCAGGCTGTTTGAGCAACATCAGGAACGAGGTGCCCGCAGTAGCCGTGGGCATGGTGAACGTACATGCAGTGGCAGATGTCAACGTGGCGGTGTAGACCGTGCCTGTGCTGATTACAATTGTTTTGGTGGACGTTACCGTGCCGCCCGCTGTGACGGTTTCGGTGTAGCCTGTGACGGTGGGAGTAGTCAGGGTTGGGCTAGTAGCAAGAACAGCCGAGCCGGTGCCGGTAATCGTACCGAAGTCTGTGAACCCGAAGTCCCAACCAGCAGCAGTCGTTACCGTAGTGTCAATACAAGTGATGTGTATCGTAGTGCCGGGGATAATCGTTCCAATCAGGTTTGCGCCAGACGAGTTAACTGTAATGTTCCCCGTGCTGTTGTTGCAGATATGGAATGACCAGCCCGTAGACAGCGTAGAAGTAACAGGCATTACCACCGTCTGGGTAGTTATCCCCGTGAAATACTGGTAGTACGTGCTTGTGTTAGTGAGGGTCGTAGTGGCCCCAGCAGTAGCTGTAGTAGTGAAAGCTTGCAATGCAGCGTTAGCGCCTGCGGCTGTTGAAGCCCCGGTGCCCCCGTTAGCGATGGGCAGTGCAGTGCCAGAGTAGGTGAACGCCAGTGTACCCGAGGAAGTGATCGGGCTGCCGGAGACACTCAGAAGGCTTGGGACCGTTGCCGCTACGCTAGTGACTGTACCGCTCGTAGACGCCGTAGGAGCTGCGTTAAACACAGCAGCCGTTGACCCCGCGCCGTCGGTGTACACCATGGCTTTAGTGCCCGTGGCAATCGTAATGGTAGCACCGGAACCCTGTTTGATTATGATGCTCTGGCTACCCGTAGTAGCGTTCTCGATGATCCAAACCTTAGACACTGTGTTGGGCGCAATGGTAATGGTGCGAGTGGCAGTCAGCGATACCCCAGAAGTAACCTTGAGGTACATGGAGCGCAAGGTATCCACACTGCCATCGGCCATCGTATAGGTCACATCCGCATCGGTCGCCATGCTCTTGAGGCCGTAACCAAGGGCAGCGGTGGAAAACTCCCAGTTATTGTTGGTCGTCGTGCCCCATGTCCCACTTTCGTCACCGGTAGTAATCTCGGTAAGACGTAGGTTATTCGCGTAAGTTGCCATGTCCTAAATCCTCAAGCTGCTATGTCAACCCAGTTCGGGGTCTGAGCATCGGTTATATCCGCCCAACCCGGAGTCTGAGCGTCGTTTATATTTGTCCAATTCGGGGTCTGGCCGTCGTTAATTGTAGTCCACCCAATGATTCTAACCGTTCCTACTGCGCCTGTCCCGGATACTCCAACGGCAACAATGGTCTTATTAAATCGTAAGGAGACTGTACCAACTGTTCCGGTACCTGATACCCCAGTGACTATCACCAATTTTACAACTTTGGCAGTTACGGTACCTATCGCGCCAGTCCCTACAACCCCAGTGACTGCCTTGGTTACTACGGGTTTTATTGTACCAACCGCGCCGGTTCCCGTAACTCCAGTAACAACCAACCCATCACTTACTTTTACGGCTATGGTACCTATCGCACCTGTACCTGCGACCCCCGTAACAGCTCTAATTACCGTGGGTCTTACTGTACCAACCGCGCCGGTTCCTGCAACCCCTGTAACAGCTTTAATTGCTACAAGTTTTACCGTACCTATCGCACCTGTACCTGCGACTCCCGTAACGACCAACCCATCACTTACTTTTACGGCTATGGTACCTATCGCACCTGTACCTGCGACTCCCGTAATAGCTTTAATCGCTACGAGTTTTACTGTACCTATGGCACCCGTACCAGCAACCCCTGTAACAGCTTTAATCGCTACAAGTTTTACTGTACCTATGGCACCCGTGCCAGCAACCCCGGTAACAGCCTTAATCGCTACGAGTTTTACTGTACCAACTGCGCCAGTTCCAGATACTCCAGTAACTACTACTACCTTTACAACTTTGGTCGTTACAGTACCAACCGCGCCAGTTCCAGATACTCCAGTAACTGCTTTAGCTATTACAAGTTTTACCGTACCAACCGCGCCAGTCCCGGATACTCCAGTTACCGCATAGGCAGGAGCTATCCCACCAAAGCCGTTAATGCCCCAGCCACCTTGCCCCCAGCCTTTGGTATAGGTGGTCACGGCTAATCCTTACTTAAGCAATACGGATAATGGCGGTTGCAGCGGCAGCGGCCGGGAACTGAATCTGGAAATCTCCGGAACTTACTGTCTGGTCACCACCGAAGCTCAACACCGCACAAGCTTTACCCGAAGCGGAACTGTTGTAGATGATGCCGCCTGAAGTAGTGAAGCTAGCGGACGACCAAGTAGTATCGTCAAAGTCACAGATAGCCGTAGTGCTAGAGGCCACAGGCGTAATGGAGACCAAGGTGTTACCCGCAGTAGTGTAACCGCTGCCGTTAGCCAGCTCATCCGAGTTACCGGTCAAGTTAGTGTAGTTAGTCGTAGCGGCACCATAAGTACCTGCCAACGACGCTGCAGCCTTGCCCAGTGCCAATTTGAACGTGTTACCGGTGCTAGCGGTGAAGTTGTGAGTAGCAGTCAGGATTTCAACCTTAAAGCTAGTCGGCATTGCAGTAGTAAATCCAGTCATCTTAATTCTCCAAAAGTTTAACGAGTTCCGGGTGCCCCGCGTTGCGGAAGCGGTTCATCAGCGTGGTGTTGTGTGATGCGACTGCCTGCTTCATGTACCTCACCAACACCTCACGAAGCTGTGTTCTGTATGCCTCTGCCTGCTCCCGTATGATCGGGTTAGCATTAGCCCCAATGTAAATAATCTTGTCCAGCGCCATCTCAGCAACTTCTTCTGGGGTAAAGCCTCGCCCAGATACCATCATCGCCTTAACTTCGCCTAAGAATCCCCCACCTACACTGCTTATCATGGACCCGGTGACTCCGATTTAACTGGAATTCTAATCATACCGTCTCTGTACTCATCACGACGACGACGACCCTGTTGTTCAATGCCCAAACCTTGGATGGCTTGTTGATAACTATCCGTGAAATATTTTAACATCTCTGCAGGGCCTTTTGTATAACTGTACGCCTGTACCAAACACGCATAAAGCAGTGCTTCGGGAGCATTTAGGCTCACCCATGTTGTGGGATTAGTCGAAGATAGTTGTGTAGGACGATAAATGTAGCCTAATTCAACTACAAAATCGGCATTAGGCGTTGGGGCCATATAAAAAGTGTTTTGGTCCCATACCGAGTAGTATTTTGGAACGCCTGTCACAGTGGAATCGGGCCAATACTCCTTCATAAAAGAAGTATCCCTAAAATCAAGGAATATCTGCACTCCAGCCGATGTCACCATCATATAGCGATGGGTCAAAATAGTGGAAGGAGCAGTAAGAAACTTATTGCCTGTAGTAAGAGTGCCCGCAGACTCGACCTTGAAGATATCCAGATCGATATCTCGCAGAATTTTGTTCTCGGCCATGGTAATAAAGGTATTTATCACTGAATCGCTGAAGACATTGCTGCCAACCTCAGTGTAATTCCTTATATTGGTAACCAGTTCGTCGTATGTCATGGCTATGTAATCACTATAGTAACTGTTCCAACATATCCTACCCCTTGTATGGGTACTTGTGTGGGAAATGGTTGCATATTATTTATGTCGGCGGCACTTCCTATACTTTGAAACGACGAAAAACCCGGTAAACCCACATACACAACCACTGGTTCAATGCGGTCTGGACGTGGGTTCTGGAGTGCAATGGCGTCCCCCCGAAACTTAAGGGGAAAAAGCTGTGGTTCTTTCGGCTCATAATCGTCAGGGCAAACCATGAACCCACGCCAGTTCTTGCGCAGGACAGTATATCGATAGCGCTGGCCACAATAATCGCACAGCCCAAACGAAAACTTTCCTGAAGCATGTGCCATCTCATCTCCCAAAGTCAGGAATAAAATGAGCGCTTGCTGTATCCCGATCTTCCATAGCCGCACGGTGGAAATCTTCTTCGTAAATCTGTTTTAATGCAGAAGTACGGTCTGGAGAATATTTAATAGCCAACATATAAGCTAATCCAGACGCTAGGCAAGGAAGAAAACGATAATTAACATCAGAAGTATTAGTGTAGCTTCCTGCATCTTGAATCCTGCGAATTCTATAGTAGACCAACGTATACGATAGATTAGACGCGGGGTATAAATAGATAGTGGTGGGGTTAGACCGCTGCACATAAATCTGTGCTGGACGAGCCTGTGTCAGTTTATTAGGAAGATTTAAGTACTCTTCCCGACTAATACGGTCCATAGATATGTCTTGCTGCTTACCCTGTGTGTTCAATCGGATAACGGCAGACAGCACATTGACCGTATCGCTGGCTAATACAAGCTCTCTCGACCCCTGAACGATAGGATATGTTGCTTCCTCAATCGTCCATAGGTTCAAACCACGGTTAGCCCAGTCCAAAAATAGCAAATTGAGCGACCGACGAGCGCTAGAAAGCTGATAACCATTGGTCATCCTCATTCCGCAACGTTCAAACGCTTCTTCGACAAGGTCGTCGATGGAGAGATTGAAGTCAGTCGTCCCAGAAGTTGCCATTAGCGGCCTTTAGTCATTTTCTTAACTGCGCCGCCTTTAGCCATGACTTTTTCGCCCATAGCCATGCGCTTATGCTGGTTAATGGCATCGCTACCTTTATCCATCGTCGGTGCTTTTGATTTTTTCAAAGGGCTACTCAATACTTTATTTGGAGTACCCTGCATTACTGCTCCGCCACCTCTAGTAGCAGCACCCATTCCACGTCCGGCCATGTCAATCACCTCTCAGTTGTTAGCATTTCCACCGTTTACGTGCTTGCCGTAAACGACTATTGGGGTCTTTCGCTGCCTCTGGGAACTGCTTCATCTGCCCAGCCGACCGCGCACAAAACGATTTCCTTCTTTTCGCCCTTTCTGGGGATGGTTTATCCTCAGTAACGGCAGTTTTCAACTTACTACCGGGATTGGCTTTACGGAAAGCCTTTACCCCTTTCTCCGTCATACCAGCACCTGACTTTGTAGGCCGGAAATTTCCCGACTTGACAGAAGTCTTAATGCCCATTCCTTTTGATGCGGCCACTATTGGTTAGCAACCACGTACGCGCCGGGTTCCAGTGGTTCGTAACGTATGTAATGACGCCATGTACCTGTGGTAGATCCCACCGCAATGGTTATCTTAACAGCTCCTGTAGGAACTCGTACGCCACGCGACGCTGTGTTAAGTAGAACACCCGATGCACCTTGTGTTGGGGCCTCACCTAGTGCAGAACTATTCGTCATTGCCAGTGCATAACCGGGAACAGCGTTAGCTAGCGTAGAAGAGGCCGCCGACAAATTTGTGGTGAGTGGACTTGCCGCCGAAGTAGTGAATTTCCAAAGCAATGTAGATGCTGTCCCATCATTTAACGTTACGCATTCCGAGACAAGGCTAAGGAACTGCACGCTACCAACAACGGTAAATAGGGTATCACCCGTTACCATCACTTTAGCGCCTGTTTTTATGACATGGTCGCTAGTCGTTAATCCTGCTGCAGCTTCATTGATTATGACTGTCATAGGTTATGCCTTCATATAAACGGAAACAGTGCCATTGGTCGTAATCTGCGTTACATTCGCACGATAGTACTCATATACCGTTTGGACGTAAAAAGCATCTGAGCTAGCCGAAGTAGTGAGCGATAGGGTAATTGTCCCAAGGGTTATGTAATTGATCCCATCGTTGCTGACTTCAATAGCCACGCTAGCAGTACCTGTCGAGGAAGACATGATGCCAACAGCCTGAAAACTTCTATTGGCATAAAGTTGGTTTGTACCGCGAATTTCAAATGCAGGACCCGGGCCAGTGGCGGTTGCCGCATTAAGCATCAGTGTTGACATTGTCTTTCTCCGGTTCCGGTGTGTCCAGTTTACCAATTAACATCTTGTAAACGGTAATTGCAGACTGAGCCTGAAGTACAAAAGCATTGGCTTTCTGTACTTCTTGCTCAAGGTCACGAATCTCTGCTTCCAGAAACTCTTTAGTTATTTGCATATTAGGACCAAGTTGTAGCGGCCAATACGTAGTAAGTTACGCCGCTGATGTCGATCTTGATCTTCTTGATCGTGCCGCCGGGGGTTGCTGCACCTGTAGAAACCAGAGTAGCCGTTGGGCCAGCACCGATACTCATCAGGTTGTTGATCTTGCCGGTAGCCGAGCCGCTGTCAGTTACGCGAATAAAAGCCGAGTTTGAGGGAGTAGTTACGCTGCCGGTGTAGTTAGTATCCAACTGGATAACACCTAAGGTGCCGGTCTGAGTAGTTTGAGTGCCGCCCAAAGTAGCGCGCAACGCGTTGCCCGCACCCGAAATGCTGCCCGAGCCGTTAACTTCCAAGGAGATATGCGAACCGTTGATTGTGCCACCGGTAGCCGCGTTGGCTGCAGTTACAACCGAGAACGAACGAATCGTTTCACCCGAACCGGTGGAGGTAAAGGTCAGTTTGGCATAAATTAAACGCGTGTCGCCTGTAGTGGCGGAGGTTGTACCGTAGTAACTAGTTTCGTTACCTGCGGTTGTTATTACAACTGGATCGGAAGAAGTACCTGAGCTGAAGCCATTGTCGGATACTACGGGACCAGAAAAGTGTGTAGCTGCCATTAGAGTTCTCCTCGTAAATGATTATATTTGAGTGCTAGCTTCCGAACGTTACTTGTGTTCGTACCTATGACACGTCCGCGTTCGGCATACGACATGTCAGAATTTTCTACTATAAACTTAACTTTTGCAATGAATTCTGGGTTAGCGAAGTGACGGCCAGTGCTAATAACTTTTAGCTTACTGCAGTACTCTTCACTCTGATAATTAAAGGTCGTTTTTCGACGGCCTTCCGAAATCCTTTTTCGAGACTCGGGGCCATGCGTCCTGCCCCGCATTGGTGCCTTAGCAAAATCCGCAATATTGAAGAATACAGGCTCATCAAACCATGCGTCTTTTGAGATGAAAGCATTTTCAATAAGGTCTAGATCATCTGTATCCGCACATTCTACTTCCAGACTCCAGTCAAAGGCCGTTGGGCCATACTTTAGATAGGAATTCTGCAGTTTAGGGTTCGGGTGTTTTTCAAGGTTTAGTAGTCGGAAATGCTCACGAATACGCTTCTTAACCCGCTGAGATTGGCCCACATAACAAGTGCCCGTAACCGTGTTACGAAGCTTATAGATACCAATATGGTCAACGGCGTATGGCATGAACTAGTCCTTTGGAACTAGCATATGCCATATTTTAAACAAAAGAAAGGGGCCGAAGCCCCTTTCAAATAGTACTTATAACACAATGACTTACGGAGTACCGGGCGAACCGAAAATGCCACGGAAATCACTATAGCCAAACGAATATCGCTCTCTCGCTTTGTACCTAACGTTGCCGGTATCGAAGTCACCTTCAAAGCCAGTTTTGATAGCTACGCGTTCAAACATTTTCATGCCGTTAGGCGCATCGGTCAGAACGAACCAAGCATCTGGGTCAGTCAGGTAATGGTTAACAGTGTAACCTTCTGGTACCAGACCCATGTTCTTGATGGCATTGATGTCGTTATCTGCAGTAGAAGTACGCAGAGTAGACTTCAAGATGCGATCAGAAGTGAACTGCAGTTCTTTTGGAACTACCAGTTTCAGACCTTGAACAGCGACCTTCAGGCCACGTTCATCAGTGAACGCAGCAATGTCGATCAGGGCTTGTTCCAGCGAGGTTTCGCTAAGATCCGCAGCAGTAGCCAACGTGTTAGCCACGTTAACAGACAGCGTAGGATGGCTCAGTGAGCACAGTACAACACCGTCACCACCAACTGAGGTAGTAAATGCGCCGTTAAGAACGGCAGCACCTTTTACCTGTTTGGTAGTAGCCATGGAACGAGCCAAGGCTTTGGTGTAACGAGCAGCAAGACGGTCGTACAGGTTATCTTCCACGGCTTCTTCAGTCAGGGAGAAGGCCAGTGCGATAGTCTCGTGGGTGTAACGGGAGGTGTAGGTTTCCTGTGCATTATCGTAAGCGACGCCTGCGCCTTCGTTTTTAACAGGGGCTTCACCAAAACCAGACAGCATTACTTCTTCTTCAAATGCACGCTCAGAAGATTCAATTTCGTAAATCTCAGCGTGTTCATTTTGATAGGTCTTGTATTCAAGACCAAACAAAGCATTAAGGCCCGGTTCAAGTTCTTTTACTAGTTGTGCGCGTGAAATTGCCATGGGTAGGCTCCTTTAGAATTAATATTAGGTACTTGCAACGCCGGGACTGCCATAGCGGTGTTCGTTAATCTTAACGACGACTTGTACGTAACTTCCAAACGTATTGCTTGGAACATCGTATATGCCGACCATTTTAAGATTAAGTGCTGCGGTAGTAGCCTTAGTTGTGGTGTCCAGTACCATATAGGAAATGCCGTTCACAGTGCTACCGGTAGAACCGGAAATGTCTGCGTTGTTACCCATATCGGTCTGTGCTAGTGAAGCGCTTGCTTGGATAATATACAACTGGTTCGGATCATCCAACACTTCGGCAACAATTGTGCCGGTAGTGATATTGATGCTGCCCGGATAGTAGTTTTTCCAAGTAGGTTTCTGTGTGGTTGGGTCGTTATAGAAGCAACCGTTAAACACCCCAACAGAAGTGTTATATGAACCGGGTGCGAATTTAACAAGATAACCGCCAATCAGTGTTACCAAGTCACCTTGGTAAATTGCACCCGATTGGTTGTCGTCAATTACATAACCATACTGCTTCTGGCCACCAGTAGCAGACAAGTTACCAAGGGGCCGAAGCCCAAAGGGATTGTTTACATTTGCCATTTGATTTGTCCTTTAAAGTGAGTTATTCGGTGGCTTTGGGGCCGCCGATGCTTACGCGGGACTGTCGTTCGGGCCGGTTAATTTTCATAGACGAATGTGCATTCGACTTTAACAGGTCATTATCGACAGCTTTAAGTTGATCTTGGGTACGGGCGCTGTAGTAGGACCGTCGTTCTTCCGCTGTTTCATTCGGAATCCTTGCCAATAAAAGAGCACCAACACCGATAACGCCGGTATTTTTACCTGCGTCAACCGATTGACCAGCAAAGTCTGGATACTCGTCACCACGGACCAGCTCATACCCCTCACGGATTTTAGCCTGTACGTTTATACGATCATCCATTCCACCGGCTTCGGATCTAATCCATCGATGTTTAAACCCTTCGGGTGCAGGGGGTGCATCCAAACGTGAAGGAGGTGCCCAAGATTTCCGACGCGCAGTTGTTTCTCTAGTTTCACTAGTACGTGGGCTGCGATTAAGTTTTGGTACAGAAATAGTGTCAGTCATATCTTACTCCTTAACGTATTTGGCGTATTCCTCAAGCGGAACACCAAGTTTTTTAGCTATTGCAACCTGACTCGGGTTTAACCGGACAGTGCGGCGTGCGGAACTATTGACGCCCGAAGATCGGGTTGCAGGGGCTACCGTCTGCACGGGACGGCTATTCCTGTTGTTTTGTTGCGAGGTCGCTTTAAGTTCCCTTGGGAAGATGTCGCGCATCCTACGATCTATTTCATCATAGTACTCCTCTGACTGTGGGTCAAACCCTTCTTTTTGGACCAAGTCAAGATGAATCCCTCTTACAGCCCCCGTCATGGTTGGGTTGGTGCCAAACCATGTATTACGTTCGGCCCACTCTTCTGCCTGTGGGTCTACTTGGGAACGTTGTTGTTGCTGGGGCTGTTGATACTGTGGTTGTGGGGCAGCCTGACGGGCCATGGTCTGTTGACGATAGGCCGTAGCTTCGGATATCCGCTGCTGGTCCATCACCATACTAGTCAGACGCTGCTGGGCCTCAGTCTCAGTATCAATGTCGTACTCTTCACGAGCCTTCTTGATGATCTGCTTGAGTGCTACAACCTGAGTCTCTACCCGGCTTTTAGCTTCAGTCAAACGATCAGCATCCGTTTGCTGGAACCGACGCTCAAGCTCTTCAGCCTTATTATGCGCGTTTCTGGCATACTCAACAGCCGCCTCTTCACGACGCTGGGTCTCCCGCAAACGGGATGTCAGCTTGTCAATACGGCGCTGAACCTTGTCACTGTATTGATCTAGCTCGTCTTTTTTAGGTTTAGCCTGTTGCTGCTCCACCTCAACAAGGGGGGTCTCTTCCATTGTCGTAATAACAGCGTTAGAACCATCATCGTTCATCTCAACGGTAGCCGGTTCCTCGTCATCGCCTATCTTAAATTCTTGTTGCTCGTTCATAATCTGCTCCTCACATGTGCAAGATGTCTTTAGGGTCGTTAATCAGCCCCAAGATTTCATCATCGTTTAACAGCCGGATTTCACCACCGTCGATCTGAATACGCGAACCCGCATACTTCCCAAAGATGATCCAATCGCCAACCTTGCACCACGGACCGTCTGGAAACTTCTCTTGGTCAGAGTACGCAAGATTCCCCATACGCAGCACATAGCCACAATTAGTCGCAAGCTGTGTACGTTTTTGAGTTTCATCAGATAGCAGAATGCCACCCTTGGAGCTTTTGCTTCCCCTGAAGGGAAGAATGGCAATACGCCATCCGGTTGGGTGGGGGATCATGTTTAAAACGGAATCGGCAATCTTGTCGATATCGACCTTGCCATCCTCATCGTAAGCATCATCAAGGGTTGGCGGTGCATTCTCTGCTGCCTCCTTCCATTGCTGTTCCAATGCCGTTAACTTTGGTTCTTCCATCTGCACGTCCTCTGGTGGGTTAAAAATCATCTTTAGACCTCTTATCTAATTCATGTTTGATAAGGGCTTCTGTTAATTTTATGCCTTCCAGACGACCCATCATGAAACGGTAGCGTTCCATATCAGCAATGGTGCCATTGAGCACGATTGCTTCGGAGTCCTGCTGTAGCTTGCGAATCTCTCGCAATATCTTTTCTGCAAATTCGAGCATGGTGTTTCCCATGAAAAGCAGACGGTTATAAGCCACTGTCTGGAGGCTGGAGCAACTGTCAGTATATCTTTACTGGATTGTTTCCGTCACGTTTTTTAACAATCATACTTGGACCCTGACGGCCCTTAGGACGGCTTATAACTTTGCCCCCCTCTTTCATCTTGTTCGACTTACCCGCAGTAGAAAGGGCAATCGCAATAGCCTGTTTCTGCGCTTTGGCTTTGCTATTTGGCGTACTAGTACCGATCTTGCCCTTTTCTTTGTAAGCACCCATAACTTCGCTGATGTTTTTGCTAATAGTCTTGGGACTGGACCCTTTCTTAAGTGGCATCTTAGCCTCCTTTACGCGGTTGGTTTATCCGCTGCAGTGCAACACCTGTTCGCATCTGAGCAACCTTCTGCTGTGATGCAATCCGTTCTTGATTAGCTTTTTCGTTCTGCGCAATCTTAGACTGATCAAGCTGCAAGCCTTCTTCCTTCAACTTGATATCTGCCTGATCCTTCGCTGCACGCTGCTGAAGCTCCTGTGCTTTCAACGCAACAATCGGATCTTGGCCACCACCACCGGGATTGGCTAACTTATCCTGAAGCGCCCGCATCTCCTGCATGAACTGCGCAATCTTCAACGATATCATGCCTTCGCGCTGCAAGTCAGAGACCATGTGGTCTGGATCCGACCCGTATTCAACATACAATTCCGCTTCGGTATCTTCTTCGGCTTTCAAACGGATATGCTGCATGATGTGCTTGTACAATATCACGCCGCCTATGGGGTTAGCCTGCATTAATGCCGATAAGCCCATCATAATATGTGCCGCAATGTGCGCATCATGCTGCTGGCCCGCAAAAGCCTTAAGCTCCATGTTTTCCAGCACGTCAGCGTTCTCAGTAGCAGGATCTTTAGGCAGGTTATTGCTCTGCGCGCGCAGGAGGCCATCAATGTCACGGATGTTCATTGCCGCGTAGACGCGGTAATACGCTTCGTACATGTTATGCATCTGAGGAGCAGACTGCGCTAACTGCAACTGCGTCTGTGCCAACGTTATGCGTTGGGCAGCAGAGAAAATGTTCGGATCAGCCACTGGCAATATCGCAACCATGTGGTCAAAGTCACATTTCTTGATCCTGCGACTAGCGCCCGGTACGTCATAAGGGTATTCGTCAGGCAAATACTCACCAAAACCCTTGGCTAGCATCTCAAACTCTTGGGTCTGGGCGTAATATAGGCGCTTATGGATGGCAGACATCACCATCGAACCCCTTTCAAGCAATGCAATCGTAGTACCTACCGCTGCCTGCTGATTTCCGTCCCCTACCTGCATGTCCGCCGTACTAGCCAGACGTTTACCCGCGTCAACCGTAAAGCCCAGTAGCTGAAATAGCGTTTGTGATGGCTCTTTGTAGGGCAAAGGCAGCAAGGAAGACGAAAGTTCTGCCCCACCGGCATCAATATCACGCCATTCGCCCGGTTGGATCGGCGTATCGTCGTCCGCGATGCGCGCACCCTTGGCTTTAAAGCCCGCAGGAAGGTTAGACAGCGTACCCGCGTCTAACAATTGACGTAATGCACTGGTTGCAGTCTTAGAAAGACCACCGATCAGGTGAACAAAGCCCAAGCCATACGCACCAAGGCCCTCAACCAATACGTAATGAACAAAATATTCACGACGACGTTTCTTTTCATCCCCTTCTACCCAGTTACGACGTACACCAATTACCCTTGCACTGGCTTCGTCAATGGTAACTACGTAAGGGAGCTTAATTCCAGTCGGCTCATCGTCATCATCCATGTCCTCAAAGCCCGGAATATCCAACGACACTTGGAATTCCAATAGAAAAGCTTCTTCCGGGGAGCCTGTTTGCACAACACCCGTAGCTTTATCAATGGAATAACGTATCTGGTTGGCGTAAGACGGTGTTGCCTTGGCGTCTATCATCACATCAAGGTATTCACCCGCGACAATACGCTTGCGAAGCTCGTTGGTATCCATGGAAATGCGGTGAGTCAGACGCGGACATTCCGAAATAACACTTGAACCGTTATACGGGATATACATATCGTCGGGCAGAACTAACCGACTGACCATACGGCCTATCTGTTCGTCGTAATAAACCTTTTTGAAAGTCGATCCGCCGTAGCCCGTGTAGAAAAGAAGCTGGTCAAACTCCGGGGTGTATTCCTTCATTACCGAAGTAATCTGATAATTCATGAAATCTTGTACGCGTGAAGCTTGTTGGACCTTATCTAAAGTCTCTTTGCCCACGATCTGAGTACGTACCGGACCACTGGCAGGCATCAACTCCTTAAATGCCTGTGCTTGGAACTGAACAATTGCCTCAGTCAGCATCGGATGGACCGCGCCCGCCGCGCCACGGAAGGGTTTGGTACGCTCTTCAATCTTCAAGCCCAATAGCTCAAGGCCCTTGGAGTACATCTGTTCCCAATCGGAACGGCTAGACTTGTCGGCCTCAAACAATGCCATCAGGTCCATGGATATCCGACCAAGGTCCCCGTCATCTATAACTTCTGCGATGTTGCCGTAAAAGCCAACATCATCTTCGTCGTCTTCCCCTAGCTCAATAGTAGCGCTGCCATCGTCCTCAAGAACGATCTCGATATCTGGCGACTCACTGGTGCCTTCAAGCAAGTCAGAATTAGGTGCTAAGTTGACAGCCCTATCTATCGGCATCTTCGTATCCTTTAAATATATTTGCGGTTATTGTACACGCTCCAGCATCTTCGCGCTTTCAGTCTGTTCCCGGACCGTGGTCCGCGATTCAGGGGTCTGGGCCTCTCTCGGCGCTTCACCAACCCTCTGCATCTGCGCCGCTAACTCGTCGTAGCTCATTGGCGAGACATCACCACCTTCGTCGTACTTTCTGATCAGGCCGCCGTCAGCTTTTTTCGTCTTCATACCTTTTTCGTATTCCCGATTCCATAGCTCTGGTCGGGTCAATGGCATATTGCCACCAGTCTGCGATATCGCGTAGTTAAGCGCTTCTTTCATCAACTCCGACTCGCTTAACCGACGGCCTTCCGCTCTGTGCTTAATGCCCTGCTCTACACCTGCCAGATTGCGGTAGTAGTCAGACAGCTCATTCGACGGAGTACGGTCGCTGGTGTTGTAGTCATAGAGTTGGTAAGCACGGGCCATGGACCGCGCATCTTCAGGACTTACATTAGGACGTGCCGCCCAGTCGTAGGCTCCCGCATACTTAACCGCTGCATCCAGCAAACCACTACGTTGCTTGTCATCCTTAAGCTCGGGATATGCTTCACGGAACTGGGACTTCAATTGGTTATTGTAGGTTATGTGCTGATCTAAACCCTTACCATCAGATAAACGGTACTTCACCAAGTCCTTAAACCCCCCAAGGTATTCCCCTACACGGTCCACCAAGGGTTCATCTTGGAACACATCCTTATACTGCTTTGTCGAGTCTACCGGTTTGGATTCCGGCTCAACGTTGGAGTTTGGCGCAAGTGTAACGGCATCTGGCGCAGGTTTAACGGGGGCAGTATCAATGCTACCCCCCTCAGCTTTTTTTGTGATGTATCCCCCGGTAGCGTACTGGGGGACAAAATCAGAAGATGAGGTGTTTGCAAGCGTACCCTTGTTGGCCTTGGCTATCGCCTGCTTGTCCGCCTCTGTTTTTGCCCAGTCCGTAAAGCTCGCATTAAACGCGTCCGTATTAAGTGGGGTAGTCTGATCCCC